CCAAAAGAGTCGTAAAGCCTGATGCCGTCTAGCTCGTCAACATGAACGAACCTTGTAATACTTGTGTCGGTATAACCACTGATAAAACTTAAAGCACTTCCGTCTGTACTTGTAATTTGAACTTGATCGCCAGTAATTAACTGTCCATGCTCGAAGTCAAAACTGAAACGTTTGCGCGATGCGTTGACATCAGCGGCGTCAATGGTGGACTGCAACGTACCACCGTCGAAAATACGCTTTAATTCAATTTCGCCTTGGGCTCCGAGATATACCGTCATGAGATCGTTACCGTAGTCAATGCTCCGGTGCCTTGGAATGCAATCTCAGCTCTAACAATGTCGCCTGTTGCCGCGCCAATAGATGCACTGGTGATCCAAGCCGTCATCCTGATGTCATTGTTGTCCGCCCCATCAACCCAGCGGAAAACAAGATCAACGTCATCAGTAGAGACAACTCCAGCAGGACCCGCCCTGAAAAGTCTGTTCAATATTTTTGCGGTGTTAATGTTGCCGCTGTCATCTTTGTAGTACAACAACGTCGCGCTTCCGCTGTAACCAACGACGCCCGGCGTATAGCTACGAAGGTTGTCGCTAAGTGCTGTCGTTTCAAGCGTCTCTAAGTTTGCAGTTACCTGAAAACTGACGACCTTAGCGACAGCGACATTACTGACGATAAGAGCCCCATCCCTGCCGGTGTAGACCTTTGCCATCAGAGCACACCAATCAGATTCACTGTAACAGTGCTAATCCCAGGACGCACCTGAACAAGCCGTGGGGCGTTCTCATACCGATAAGCGTTTCCGTGCGTTCCCGCCCCAATCGCGTCTTCATTGCCTTCCCATCCTCCTTTGGTGGTGTCACGATCAATGCCAAACGTTTTGAAGGTGCCTTGGGTTTCGTCGGCGTAGTGGTCTAAAAACAGTTCAGCCTCGGCATCCGTAATGTTTGCATAGGTCAACGACAGCTTCATGTTGGTGCGGTTGCTGCCGTACAAAATCCGATGCTCTTTGCCGTTCTGCGCCTTGAACGTTTTGACCGGATAATCCCCAGACTCAAATGAGCGAGAGGTTGGCACAAGCGTGGGGAAGGCCATTAGGTTTCCTCTACCCTGACAGAACTGAAATCTACAAGCAGTTTGGCAAGCTCGCTGACTTCATTGCTATCGCAAGGATGCTCAGAAGCCACAATGTCCACCGTACCCTCCTCTGAGAATGTTAACTGCTCAACCATATAGATATTTTGCGATACACTCTCGCCTCGAATAGTAAAGACTGAATCATGGAACGTCGTGTCAGCAACCCGTCCGCCACTAACTTGCATTTGTGCATCTTCTACGTCTTCTGAGCCTGTCTTGAAATAAGTAACGTCATACATGCCATCAGCAAGTTCATTTACGCTCGTTACGGCACCAGCTGAGCTGACGGTGCCATTGTTTGCGCTGCTGTATGGAGAGGCGCTTGTGATTACTTTGATGTACGAACCAGCTCGCAGATTTAAACCATGCACAGTTGTTGAGAAACTAATTGTATGGGTCACGAGCTTGCGAATCCCCAAGAAATACTGTGCAACTTTGATTGCATGATCTCTAGACGTGCAGAATTGAGTCAAGTCAAACTGCTCTTCTGGCAAGTTAAAATCCTGATCATCTTTTAGCCTGACTTCAATGACTCTTTCTTCTGGCAAGTTGTTCTTTGATTCATGCCTGTAACGCATCACCGCTTTAAATAACCTTCGCTCTTCACTTCTTAAGTATTCAAGCTTGTAGCTATCCTCAAGAATGTTGCCTGCTGTAAACAGCTGATCAATAACAACCGGTCCAGTATTGATCTCGCCACTCAAGGGATTATGCGGAACAGCGGGAAGCAAGGAGAACTTGCCATCCATAATCACAAAATTGCACAAGAAATAAGGCGCAGTGTCGGTGATGTATTGCCGCAGATTAGTTCGCTCTACGATCGCACCATTAAAGAACAGCTCCTGCTTGCGGATGAACCTAGAGGTCTCCACGAAATCATCTACATTCAGCAGGCGTGGATTTGCTGCAGTCATATTTAGCAAATTACCCGCTCCAGCAAGCTTGTTCGTCAGCAAGTAGTAAACAAGATCAGTAAAAAGATTGCTTGGGCCATACAGTTGGCGATAAGTCAAACTATCTGAATTTTCATAAGGATTGCCTTCAGAAGCGTTATAGTCAGGATGCAAACGCTGCACATGCAAGCCGCTGCCGAGCCAGCAACGCATTTGATCCAAGCTTGTAAAATTGCGACTTGCCTTCAATGACAATCCAGCAAGCGTTAAGCCGCCATACTCAGGCGTACGCTCATTTGGTAGAACTTCATTCACATAAACAACAGCGTGCTCAGGCTCGGATTCGTTCGATTTCTGCACTAATCCTCTGTAAAAACTCAGATCTGCGTATTGACTTTGAGATTCAAATACAGTCTCAGCATCTAGCTGAATCCTTTGGGGAACTTCTCTGACATCATTGATCAAATACCTGTAACCAACTCTGCTATAAGTCCAATAGAAAGGATTATTGCCAGCTCCAATCCCTACTGAGTCATCAACAGTATCGCCTTTATTCCAGTTAGCTGTTGTATAACCATCATCAAGAACTTCAATTGGACCAGACTGTTCCCACTTCTGTGTAAGGCCACTGAAGTGACCGCTAGGCAGTTGCGCCACCCTAGCAGTTATTCTGATTCTGACCCTCTTAGAGCCTTTTGAAATAGAACGAGTTTCGCTTTTAGTGCTGCCAATCGCAAGGTTACTAGCATCACCGAAGACTTCATAGAAGTAAGCGCCACTACGTCCTGTCGGCAAACTCGTCGTGTCAACGTTAGTAATCCTGTAAGTAAGCCCGGAGAACTGCATTGCTGTTCCACTAGGGTGGTTATTTTTAAATGGATTGCTGTTTCCATAAGCTGCATTTGTGCCTGCCGTCGCTCCATTACCGCGCCTAAAACTAACCCTTTCGTTTATTGAAAAATCAGGGTTGCTACCAATAATGTTGGCACTTACAGGCGCCCAAGCGTGAGTTACGCCATTGTAAACTCGTGCATAGTGATCAGACGGAAGTTCAGTTTTTTCAACCGTCCAATTAACTCTGAGCCATTTATCTCCAAAAACCTCCAACGTTTCTTGCGATCTTCTTGTGCCAACAGGGCCTGATGCACTATCGGCATTGCCAAAAATTTCATGAAGGAAAGCACCTGTTCTTCCTGGCGGATCAACGTTGCCAATGTGTGTTTCATATTCCATCGAAATAGCTCGACGGAACGTACCAGACTGATCTTGCGGCAATACCTCCTCAGCCCTAATCGCTGAAGGGATTGAAGAAGACCCCTTTTCCACCGATGACGATGGCTTGCGCAAAAACTCTTTATTGAGCCTAATGTCTCGTTTCGTGATCCTGTATCCAGCCGCCTCTATCTCAAATGCTCCAATGTCCGGCACTCGGACGTTTTCTTGCACGATTTCTTGTCTCGTGTCAGGTATTGAGGCCGAAAGATGAATGAACTCCTGATCATCAGACAATGCACGCAACTCAGAGCCCGGAATGCCAACAAATTTAAACTCAAGCTCTCTTGGTATTCTGCGTGGATGCGTAAACCTAATAAAGTTATATTGTTCTACAGGTCTAGTACCTCGAACAACAAAATAGATGTCCATCAAGCGGAATTTTCTGGCTTTTCCACTGCTATCCAATCCTGCTTCGCGTACAAAAACCTGAAACACTGAAGATCTTATGATCGTGCCTGTGTACGTTCCAGACCGCACCTGCACTTCTTCGTCGTCGAAATCATCTAACTCGCTAGGTGTAGGAACAGTGTTGAACGCACAAAGACCGTTTAAACGCTGAAAAACTTTGCTGCGTATGCCAACCTCAGTTACGACCGCTGGCTTGTTATTCCTAACAATGCCAGTGGCAACTCTTGTGATCGGGAAAAATCCAGCACCAATTCCGCCTTTGTCAGCGATAAAATCCTTGCTTGGATTTACTACGTTCTGTTCGCTAACGATTCCAATGGCCCTTTGCCGGGACTCGTCAGTATCAATACACTTCAAGCGAATCTTTTGAGTTTCGTCAATATCAGGATCAAACCGCTCCAGCGTTCTGCCAGAAACCACCCATTTAGAATTGCCAATCGCAAACTGTTCGCCAATTTGCATCGCTTCATCAGCTGCAATTTGCTCTGATGCAACAGAGGCGTTGATGTCGTCAACGTTCTCGCCACCTCTATTATTGCTTCGTTGGTATTTGTCTTCACGAATCTTTGTCGGCACAATCGTAAACTCAACAACATCTCCAGCCTCGACTGTCTTTATTTCGCTGAAGCTATTGCTACCTGTTACCCTTTCGACTGATCCATTCGTTTTTGTCAGCCTAGTTATACCCATGCGAGGACTGTACTGACGCCCAGCTCCTTCCATGTCTTGCTTGCGAATCTCTTGCAGCTTGTCTTCATCTCCAACATTGACATCTTCGCCTTTCGCTCCAACAATCTTGATGCGGCGAAGAACTAACACGTAAACCTGTCTATTCTCTGTACCGTCTGGGATAGACACAACCTCAAAGTTCACCCGATAGCCGGTGCCATTTGGGATCGCTCCAAAAACTCCAAACTGTGTATTGTTGACCGGCGAAAATGCGTGGCAAAAACTTGTTGATCGATTGCTTTCATTGCTAGGGCAAAGAAAGACATCATCATCAGGGCCTTCGTACTTTCCAGGATCTCCATTACTTGGTTTTCCCGCCGTTCCATACAAAAGATTTACAAGGCGTAATCGGTTAAACCCTGAAGTTGAATTGACAACACCCGGTATCGGAGAATTGCGTTTCCAATAAAACGCAAAAAAGTCTTCATACAAAGCGTCTAAGGCGTTGTTGCCCAAGAAAATGCCTTCTAAGTCAGGTGGAGCAATGCCATCGGGGTTAATTCCTTCTGTACGACCTTGCTCGCCAATAACAAACATCAGCTTGGCTGATTGCTGCGTTCCATGACTGAGCATGCGTGACCACACCAGTTTTGGCGTGACCAACATGCCGCCAACGTTCTTCTCTTCGTTGTAAAGACCAAAGATGATCGGAATAGGTGAGCCGTAATCTGCAAGCTCATTCAGCGTGTCAAAACCACGGCTAGGCGTAAAACGATTTGCAGCATTGACACTGCCAAGATCTAGCTGAGTCCGCTTTGATGCCTCTGGCATCTTGGGCTTTGGTGTTAGCAGGTAAGCAACACCAGTCAGCACAAGGCTGATGGCAATGCTTATGAGCGCAGCAGTAACCGGATCTCCGTTAACTACATCAGGAATGTGCTCATACTCAGCAGGGCGCACCAATCCCTTGCGCCGCACTCAGCTGCAAACTTGCGATACTCCTCCTCTGTTATCTCAATCGTCTTGATTAACTCTTTCTCGTACGGAAGCAGTGGTATGTCGGAAACAGTTGGACCGTAGACCACTGCACTCTTTTCAGCCCCCGATTGACGTACAAGATTCCCGTCTGCCATGTGACTGCGAATGCCCAGGATTGCTGCGGTAGCAGCAGAATATCCCCATCATACTGAGGTCGATCTACTCGGGAACCCCAAGCCATTAAGTCTCGGCACACCTCCCACTTACTAGCCTCATACCACGATTGCTTAAACGGTGGCGCGTCAATGCCCATCCGCTCCAATGCCTGATAACACAGGTGAATACAGTCGATATAGCCGTCACTGCCGTCAGCTCCTAGCCGATACGGCATTCCAATTAGATCACTGCAATCGGACACTGCTACTGATCGGCAAATTGCCCACAAGTTTTTGCGTCAGAGAACGCCTTGGCACGTCCGTTCCAACAGCGTCCAAAACAGAACTCAACTCCAAATTCAACGAAACGTTATCCCACTGCCCACCAGTAACAACACCTGTATAAGTGTGGACAGTAGTGTGCGTTGCTGACGTTCCAGTGTCAGGGTCAGAATCTTCAATGATCAACACTTCGACTTGCATGTAATAACTTCCCTTAATCGCGGCTCCTCCCCATTCGCGAGTTAATTCATTATTGGGAAACACTAAAGTCGCCTCAAGACCATCACCTGTGCGATTGACGGTAACGCCAGAAAAACCAAACGGCGCAAATTGATACTCGTCACCGTTATGCGTCAGCTGCCTGCCGATAAAAAAGTTTTGAAACCGGAAGTCAACAGTATCGTTGGGCGTGATCCTTAAGACATGACCAAAAGCAAACTGTGTCACATTCCCAACCTCTTACGAGTGCCGCTGCTCATTTGCAACCGCTTTAATGTCTTCTGTTCACCCTGTTTAGCACCTTGATCAGCAGCTTGCCTCAAGCCAGCTTGGAACTGATCAGCAGTCACATAATCAACGCTGTTGATACGTTCCACGGTGTAGCGAACGTCGATTGGTGCGGCAACTGCTGTTCCGCCGCCTTCAGCAGAAGTGTCTGAGCCACTTTCAGGGATAACAGAACCGCCACGAGCACCACGCGAATAACGCGACATGCTTTCGCGCATCTTGCTTTCAGGAATGACATATTCCGGTTCACCACCTTCGCCAATAAGTGCGTTGGTTGGGCCTGAAACGTATCCGCCTTCTGCAAATGCTGAAGAAAAATCAAGCCCTGAAGTCAAAGGTGCTGAAGCGCCACTACCGAAACCACCACCGCCACCGACACCAGGCATCGTAATACCCAGCGCCTTCATGATCGTGCCGTACAAAATCATCGTGATTTGCTGCGCGATGATCTGCATTGCCATATCCAAGAAATGCTCAGCCGTAGCGGCGAGCATGTCCTTCAGTGCATCCTCAGCAGACTTACTACCAGTTATGACGCCTTTGAATGCACCTGCAAATGCGTTGCCAATAACAGTGGCACCAGCTGCGACTTGATTTTGGACATCAAGCAGTTCTTCCAATTTCTGCTTCATTTGGAAGCCAGGATCAGCCTCGCGCCTGCGTTTCTCATCCGCCTCACGTTTTTTTCTTTCGCGTTCGGCAACGTCAGCAGCCCTTTGCTGTAGGTCCAGCTGCTCTTGACGGAAACCTAGAAGATCTGATTCAAAGCCTGCTTGCGCTTTTAGTAATGCAATTTCTTCATTGTTTGCAGTCAAACCTCTATCAAGAATCTCTTGTTTTGCAATTTGAAACTCAAGATTGATTTTTTCAAGTTCAGAAAGCTCGCGCGTGCCTCCCAGCAACTCACGATTAAGATCAAGCAGCTTTTGTGATGCGTCTACGCGCTCTTTGCTGCCACGAGCAGCTTTACCAGCACCACCAGCGCCACCAGCGCCACCTCCAAGCTCAGGTATTTTTACATCTGGAAGAGTCTGCGCAGGAATATTTTGCAGTGCCGCTAAATTTTGATTTTGCATTTGCATGATTCGGCCCTGCAAGCCTTCAAGTCTTCCTGCATTGGGATCTGTGGCAGGAATCCGTTTTAGAGCATTGCTTAATTGGGTAAGGGCTTGAATGTTCTGCTCAATGCCAGCTTTATTCTTTTGAGATGAAATTTGCCCTAAGAATTTCTCTACGTCATCAATGCCCTGCGAAGTTGCCCCAAAAGTGATAGTGGAACCTATCTTTCCAATAGCTCGATTAAATCCACCTCCCCTGCCTGCCGCAAGCATTCTATTTATAACATCCAATGTCGCAATAGCTTGATCAAAAACGCCCTTAATGACAGGGGATAAAACCTGTCCTATGCGTCTTGCCAGATTGTCTATTCCGTCTTGCAACGTGCTTAACTTGCCAGACAACGTATCTGACTGAGCGATCGCGCCATCTGCATATTTACCGCCAGTGTTCGTTAGTTTTTCGAGCGCAAAATTAACGGCATCAGCACCGATCTGGCCCTTGCTCAGCGCCTTTTGGAACTCGTCTGCAGTTAGTCCATACTCCTTGCGCAACGTGCCTTGCAGATCAACACCACGCTCCTGCAGCTGCAATAGCTCCTCGCCTTGCAGTCTCCCCTTGGCTTGAATCTGACCAAAAGCAGTAGCGATACCGCCTAGGTCTGCACCAGTTGCACCTGCAATATCACCAAGCCGTTTTGTGACATCAACAATGTTCTCAGTCTCAAAACCAAACGCCTTCAAACGTTTTGCTGTTTCAATCAGCTCGCTACTTGTGAAGGGCGTTACTGCACCGAAATCTTGCAGCTCTTTAATGACCTTCTGAGCGTCCTGGAGCGAACCAGTAAGAACTTTCAGGCTGCGTGTTTGAGTTTCTAGCTCAGCAGTTTTTGCAAATACAAATTGAGCCCCTTTAATTGCAGCCGCAGCAGAGCCAACTGCTAAAGCAGCGTTTTTTAGACCAGTGAATGCACCTTGCGTCTTTCTTGCCTGTGCATCAAGTCCACGCAGACCACTGATCGCGCCGCGTGAATCAAGTTCTACGCCAACGCGAGCAACAGCAGCCATAACTCAACGCCTATTCATTCAACTTTAGCGCCTGCGCTTCGCTTTTTTCAACTGTTCTTCTTGTTCCTCATTCAGCAAGCCAAAATATGCTGACCATATAAACAGCTCCTCCAAGGTCACTTCGTTGCAAAGCCGGGTCAACGTATAGCCAAGCTCTTTTGCCACGCCAAGCTGCAGTCTTAGAAAATTATCCTTTTTCAGCTCGGCCTTTAGGATTTTGGGTCGATTTCTTCCGGTTCGTCCTCTTGAATCACAGCCAGCATCAGTTGCTGCAAATCAGCGTCACGCACTTCGTTTTTGAATTCTGCTGCTTGACCGAGACTAAACAGCTTATTGCCGCTTTCGTCCATGGCTTTCATCAAAAACAACTGCAGCGCAAATGCACCGTCATCGCCTTTTGACGCTTTCTGGGCACGCTCACGCTCAGCCATTGTCAATGGCGTACGCCAAAACTCAAATTCAGAACCATCGTTGAGGGTGACAACTTTTTTGACCGGCTGCAAATTTGCTGCTTTTTTCAGCCGTTCGAGAGCACTAGGCACGAAAAATTCTGCTATTCGTTTGCATTTTACACACAAAAAAGCCCCTGGCACAAGTCAGGGGCCGAGCAATGTTCTCGCTTTATTAAGAACGTGCGAAGTCGAAGGCAGGAGCTGAAGTAGGACGGAAGCTGATTTCAACAGCCTGTGCATCATCAGGGGTAACAGCAAACGATGCAGAGTTGATTACAGCAGGAACCTCGATTGAGGTGCTAGCTGTGTCGTCAGGTGATCCAGATGACAACACCAGATCGGTATAAAGCTTGAAGGTTGCACCAGCTTGCTTGCGCTGAATCACGTCTTCAATCAAGCGGTTGGCGATGGTGGTGTCGTCATCGGTGAAATAAACCGTGGCGGAACCAGTGCCATCAGCGAAGCCAGTGATGAAAGTACGGAAAGGAGCACTTTGACCCAAAATTCCACCAATGGTGGTGGTGTCCAGCTCTTCGCGGGTGACCTCAAACGACCATTCCCGGCAATCTCCAACTGATTGGAACTCAGCGAAATCAACGCCAAATGGGCTGCTTCCGTCAGTGCCAACGTCAGTAATCGTGATGGTTGAACCGCCAGAAGTGTCAGACACCTGCAGCACACCGGTAG